GGTACAGTTGTTTATACAGGTACAGCTTTTAACCTGTCTGTCTGGTATGATAAATGGTCAGGACTGTCCTCTGGTCTTATTCATTGTTCTTTCGTGGAAACAGTAGGGCATGATTGTCTTTATCGCACTATAGACACTGACTCTTCAGATACTCTCTCAACTACTTCTACTGTTATCTTTGCAGGAACTTCAGCAGTACTGGCAGGAAGCTTCATGAGCATTACCCGTAGCAGGGGAGGAAATGTATATTGCAGGACTCAGATAGATAATGGCACTGAAGGAGGTTTCTTCAGGCTTACTAATGCCAATGTCCCAAATGGTGTATGGGATACCAGAACAATCAATGAAGCTGCTGCAACCACAGATATGATGATTCTTATGCCGGGTTTTGCCACTGATAACAATGACATTATCGGCATATTCTGGGATATCTCGACTAATGAAGTTAGCCGCCAGCTTTATGATGACTCAGCTAACACTTGGGCTGAAACTTTAATTTCTGCTTCAATGGCTGATAGTCCTGCATCTGTAGCCTTCTCTAACTTTTCAGCAGTGCCAGACCTTACTAATTCCCGTATTATTCTAACAGCATGGAATGGGGTTGACACTCTCAATGCTGACTTACAGGCATGGATAATTACTGAGACAGCTATCACTGCCCTCACTAATGTTGTCAACAACTCAGTGGATGATCAGGGATTATGTGCTATAACCCTTGACCTTGTCACTAACTACTGGTATGTCTTCTATGCTGGTAAATCTGATGGCTCTGAGACATGGCCTACATCAATGAATATGTATTATAAGGTTTCAACAGATGCAGGAACAACCTGGGGAGCTGAGACTCTTATGACAAACCAGCTATATAATCTTACAGGAATATACACTATTCCAAGATTGTACATTAAGCCTAACCCCATCATACTTTCAATAGATGCAAATGCTGATGAATACAGGATATCAGTGGACATAACTAAACCAAGAGCAAGATTGCAATTAGGTATTACATAACTCCTTAATAATCAAGCATATGAGTGCGCCTTTTAACCCGCCAAAAAAGAATGAGGACTTTCAAATAAGAATCTCTCTTGAGGATTATGCCACTGGTGGAGACTTTAAATCCAGTCCTACTATTGCTGCTGGTGATTTCAAAGTCTCCATTGATGGTGGTGCTCTTACTGATCTTGCTACCCTGCCCACTGTCAGTCCTGCAGCTTCCATATTAGTTCTGCTCACCTTATCTGCCTCTGAAATGAATGGTGATGTTATAACAGTGGTAGCTATAGACCAGACCTCTCCCAAAGAATGGGCTGATTTTGTTCTTAGCATTCCTACTACAACATAATCATAAATGCCAGCAACCTTCAAGATATTCTTCGGTAATATTCCTCCTGTTGCTGGTGGCACTACTTACAATGAAGACATTACAGAAACCATTGCGCTTACTGATGCTCCTGCTGCCCCTCTTGGTGGCTCTACATATAATGTATCTGTGTCTGAAGTTCTTTCTCTTGCTGATTCTCCTTCTGCCACTATCATTTTTATCACTGTATCTGTTACTGAAGCTATGGCTCTTAGTGATACTCCTTCTGTTACCATCACTATTGCCACTGTTTCAATTACTGAAGCCCTCTCCCTGACTGATGCCATTACTCCTACACAGGTGATGTCCTCCTCTATCCTTGAAGCTATGGCCCTCATTGATGAGATAGTTGGACTCACTGGAAGTGTACCTGCCATAATAGATGAGACCATGACTCTGGCTGATCTCCTCAGCTCATCTCTTATCACTTCAGCCTCAATCACAGAAGCACTTGCTCTGGCAGATGCTCCCTTCAGTTCTCTTATCAGTGACAGAGCTATCAATGAAGCTCTCTCCCTCTCAGATGCTCCATCAGCTTCAGGAGCATTCTCAGCCATTATATCAGAGCTGATGGGCCTCACTGATACTATCATTTCCACTAATGTTTACTTAGTCAATATCACTGAACCTCTGACTCTCAATGATAACTATCTCTCTTCTTCTGCTTATCTCATGGTGATAGCTGAGACAATGACTCTTGCTACTCAGCAAACCAGTAGGATGACTTACTTAGCTCCTCTTGCAGAAGCTCTTACTCTCAGTGATAGTCCTTCTTCTTCTATGTCATTTCTCAGTACTATCATTGAAGCTCTTACACTCTCAGATCTGATATCCTCTCAGTCTGCTATCATTGCTTCCATTAATGAAGCCCTCGCCTTAACCACTACCCAATCAGGTACAGGTTCATACACTATTGTTTTGCTTGAAGCCATGAATCTACAGGATTACTCCAGTCCACCAGCTAAGATGAAATTCTGGAATGGAGTAGCGTGGCAGGACATTGATATTTTGGTTGTAAAGACCTAATGAGCTATCTTTAATATGCACTTGGGTAGTGTGTACCCCAGGTTGTAGAAACTTTTGCATATTTTTTTTGTTTTTTGTATTACGGCTTTGTCTTTGATTGAGATGAAAACCCTATTATTCCTAATAGGGTTTTTTTACGGTACATAAATTGATTCTTTACAGTACCATCCTTTTCACTTAAGAACGTCATCAAATGAAACTAACATGAGTATAATCCTATTGTTTCTGATTGTGGTATTATTCGCTGTTTTGTTCTGGGCCAATAATACTTATGTAACCCCCGGAATCCCAAGAATAGCAATCAATATCCTGTTGATCATTATAGGGATATTATACCTGCTTCATATCATGGGAGTGAATACAGGGGTAAACTTCAAGACTTAGGTATAGTAACTTTTTCTTTTGTACCCATCTCCTAATAATCCCTGATAAAGAGTCATTATCAGGGATTCCTATTATAAATCTGACAATACATAAATTTATTTGGAAATTACATTTTAGTATGTAATTTTGCATCAGACTTAAGTAAGATTTTTACATACTAAAATTAAAACTATGAGTATGTTTAAGTTGGATGAGGTGAGTTTCAGCACTTAGCAATGAGACTAAGCAAAGAAGTTACAAGTGCTTAGTGCTGATATTCCCCAAACTCTTCCCCTCTCGACATTAAAGTAACACACATTATGCCTATTGAGACAGAACTTACAGGGGAGCAAGCAGTAGAAATAACCAATAGGATTGGAATTAGCAGGATGGTCTTCGATAACCAGTCCTGCTTTTGTTTTCTAAAGGATGGATCAGCTATTGAATTCACCATTGACCTTGACCTGTCCTTATCCAAACATGAATTCAGATTTTTTCATAAGGTCTTCTTACCATTAGACAATAAGCCAGTAATGCCATGATGCCAAAAGGATTGAATATTCCCATCTTCCATGATAATGAGATTACTATGTCCATGACTGCCAACCATGAGGGATACTCTTTACAGATGTGTGATGTCAGGGAGCTGATGTTCTACCAGATAGATGCAGTGGGAATATTCGTTGACATCAATGATGGGAACAGGGACTATGGAGAGATATACAGCAGTGGTAAGAAGTTCATCAGTATTATGCCACAGCACCAGCTAATCAACAGGATAGAGAAACATCTCAAGGCACTCATTCCCCTCACCTTATCCTAGACCAATCATATACTACCAATGGATCAATACATTAGAAAAACATTAAGACTCTCTACTGATAAATACTATGAGATTCATCTCAATCTCATTAATTGTATTCTCCCCATTAAGATGACTCCAAGGGAGATAGAGGTCATTGCTGCTTTTATGGCTCTGGAAGGAGACATAGCCACTTACAGGTTTGGGCCTTCAGCCAGGAAAATTGTAATGGCTAAACTTCATCTTTCTCCGGCAGGATTATCTAACTTTATGAAGTTCTTATTTGACAAAGGAGTGTTGGAAAGGCAAGGGGATATGATAAAAATATACCCCTTGCTTATTCCTAATGTAGATGAACAGAAATATCTGTTTAAATTAGTGAATCTCAGTACTATCACTGTCTCACAAAACAATAATAACCATGAGTAAGACACAACTGAATAATGTCCAGAATAATCCTATAGACCCCATCATGAAAAGGCCCATGAAGCCTCATGAATACTATAACCTGCATGTAAGACAGGAAGGACAACCAGTTATCACTGAAGCTGAATTTAATGCCGGCCTCCATAAAGAGGCTGCTTTTGTTGAGGGATTGGATAAGATAGAAGCTGATTTCAATAAGGCTATGGAAATCCTCACTAAAAAATACAGGTAATATGCCCATCTTAACACAGGATCAGGCTATTGAACAGTACTATGAATCAGTAAAAGACCAGTACCCTGACATAGACTTCCAGACCTTCTCAACTATGTGCAGGACTCCTTCTGAGTTTATCAAGCACTGCATAAGACAGGATAATATTCCTATCATTCATGTCAAGTACCTTGGTAAGATAAGGACTTACAGGACAAGGCTTAAAAAGATCATGGGCATATACACAAAAAGGTTATCACTCAATAAGGATACTCCGGAAATAAGACAGGCTTACATAGATACTATTGATTATTTACGCAGGTACATGAAACACCTTGATGAGTATGACAAAAAAGAGATTAACGAAGAGCAGGAATCTGGTTGACATCTGGCATTACTTCCTTGGTTACTATAGATACTGGATATTCTATAATAATAAACTCAGGTGGATGATGAGAAATCACATCCATGAGCAGATACAGTACAGGATAAGATGGATGGATGTTGATTGCTATTCTGAAGGTTCCTGTAAGTTATGTGGCTGTGCTACCACAGCTTTACAGATGGCAAACAAATCCTGTGACAAACCCTGCTATCCTCCTATGATGAATGCTGACCAGTGGAGAAGATTCAGTGTCAATCAGTCAGTGGTGTGCATCAATGAACAGTGTTGGGAGCAGGAATATCAGCAGTTTGGAAAACCTAAATTATTAAACGATAAATCTAAGGTGCATGTTACTGAGAAATTCTATTGATCTTGGCCATGTAAGAGCAGGGCAGACTATCCATGTGAAATTTCCCTATGACTACATGGGTGAAATCCTTGATGTAAAGAGCACCTGTGATTGTGCCACTGTTTACAATGATACAGCCAGTCATGAAATTGTTATCACTTACAAGCCCAACTCTGTACCCAAGCAACTCATTGTACAAGGATGGTACAAAGCCAATAAGACTGTCACTATCCAGTACACTTCTCAGGATGGAACAACAGTGACAGAGGAACTGAAGTTCACAGCAAGGGTAGGAAGATAAACATATACACATGAAAATACTCAGGATCATTAAGTCTTTGTTCAGGGCAGCAGCTCCCATTAACACCCTCACTACCACTACCAAGGAACCTGAGCTGGAAACACTGCAGGCCAAAGTAATGGAGACCAACTTCTTCATCAGGAAGAACAACTTAGTGGAGGAGTTTGCTTACATTCCTACTCCTGTCTACTCTGCTAACTTTGAGAACCCACAGATCATAGGATGGTTACAGGCTGATGGAAGCATTATTAATAACCAGCCCTTACTTGGTTCACTTATAAAAGAGGAGTACAAGGGATATATGCTTATGGCTGATACAATCAGTGAGATGAAAATGCAGAAGCTCTATATTGATTATGGTGATACAGATGGTCTTCTCACTATTGAAAAGTATCATGAAGAACAGAAGTTCAAGGAAGCCACTCATGAAGAGTTATTGGCAGATGATGTGGATTTGCTTGAGAATAAGATGCTGCCACCAGCCCAACCTAACACTACTGTACCTTATACAGATGGATTAGATAACACAATTAAACAGACTACAGGATGCTTTGGGAAATAGTTAATGGAGTGCTCATAGTCAGTGAACATGCACTGATGATAGAACCCTTCTCTTCCATTTGGGAAGCTGATAAGAGTGAAGGTCATTCAAGGGCAAGGCAGTTATTCAAATATGTGGAACTGGTATGCTCACCTAAGAAATCCAATCCCTACTTTGGATACAGTGAGGAAGACAGGCCAGCTAAAGTAAAGAAGGAGGTTTATAAAGATGAACACTATCCTGACACTGACTTCATGATCCAGTGCATTGATAAGTACAAGGAGTTGCTGGATGACTACTCTCCTTCCTATGGTCTGCTCACCTCCGGCTTAGTGGCCTCTGAGAAATTGAAGAACTATTTTAATACCTTTAACTTTAGTGAGAGAACAAGGACAGGAATGATGATCATCAAGCCTAAAGAAGTGGCAGCAGCTCTGAAAGAACTGCCTGATGTGGCTAAAGGAGTGGAAATAGCAAGAAGCAAGGTCAACTTTGAACTGGTAGAAGAGTCAAGGACTCGTAACTCAAGAAAGATAGGTCAGTATGAGAGATAATCACCTAACATGTCCAGTTGGCTGAGGGGCTAAAGCACAGGTCTGCAAAACCTGGGACACTGGTTCAAATCCAGTACTGGACTCCAACCTAAAAACATATACTATGTCACACACAGAAGAATTAACAGATGAAGGCAGGCAAATGTGGGAGAACATTGCCAATTATGAAAAGTTGATAAGCAGTAAGTATGTCACTCCAACTGAGAAGAAGGTAAGGACAAAACTAAACATCTTTGAAATTCAACTTCTCTTCATGAGGGATGAGATCAGGAGGATGATCATTAACTCAACAAGAGTGGTAAGGGACTGTGATGATATCATCAGCACCTACACCTCAAAGGAAGAGTACATAAGCAGTGATGCTAAAGTAGCAAAACAGATCCACCTCAATCTCATAGTAAGGCTTAACAGGCTGCTTGAGTATGAGAGTGTCTTTGATGAACATATTGAATTGACACCAGACAGGGAGATTAATACTTTATTTTATGACAGCTTTAAAAACAGGTAGCCAGTGAGCACAAGGTTTATAACCAATCAGGTCAGGAATGAACAGGGAGTATGGTTAAACACACAGGTATTCAGGGAGGAGGCCATTGGCTTCAGGAAGAATGGATACTATTGTACTGACCCTGAAGGCTCACACCAGTACACAGAGTACTGGGATACTATGCTGGACAGGTGCATCAATGGATACAGTAGTGGTGGGGTGAAGATAACACAACACCACTATTTTTATTTGAACTTCACACAGATCAAGATAGCAGAGGAGAAGGGAGGTAAGATAGCAATCAAGGAAGTGAAAGCTCCTGATTTCTGGGATGGGGACTTTGCATTTTTCTGGGCCATTGAGATAGCAAAAAATGGCCTGTTCACTGATGAGGCTTTAGCTCCTTCCACTAAGGAACAGAGAGCTGAGTACTGGAGACTTGAAGCTGAGAGGGTGAGAATTAGTAATGCTCTTGAAATAAATGATACAACCAATTTCCAGTATGTTGACCCTGATGGTGTACTTAAAAAGAACTCTGATCTCAGAACTATCCTTGAGGAGAAAGTTCTTAAAAGTCTTGCTCTTCCTTTTACCATTGAAGTTGATTGGAGGGATGGAGGACATCACATTATCATTGGTAAATCCCGTAGAAAAGGTTACTCCTATAAAAACGGAGCTATCTGTGCCAATGTCTACAACACTATTCGCAAGTCTCAGACTATCATTGGGGCTTTTGACAAAAAATACCTGTACCCTGCTGGTACAATGGGTATGGCTTCTGAATATCTATCCTTCCTCAATGACAAAACAGCTTGGGGAAAGGCAAGGGAATATGTTGATAAGGCAGAACATAAGAGGGCCTCCTTCAGGGAAATGAATGCACAGGGTATGCCAGTGGAAGCAGGCTATATGTCAGAGATAATGGCAATAACATTTGCAGATAATCCTGAAGCAGCCAGAGGTAAAGACCCCAAGGTAGTTCTGTTTGAAGAGTCAGGAGCTTTCCCTAATCTTAAGGAGAGCTTCAGGAAAACCTCACCAAGCCTGTCAGCAGGTAAATACATTACAGGACAGATCATCATCTTTGGTACAGGTGGTGATATGGAATCAGGCACAGCAGACTATGCAGATATGTTCTATCATCCCAAGGAAGATAACCTCATGCCATTTGTCAATGTATGGGATGAGGATGCAGAGAATTCCTGTTGTGGCTTCTTCCATCCTGTTACATGGAACATGGAAGGCTACTATGATGAACAGGGAAACAGTGATATCATAGGAGCAACCAAGGAAGAGAAAACAGTAAGGGCAAAGATCATTGCCAATGCATCTGACTCTGGCTCTATCCAGCAAAGAGTACAGGAGCATCCTTTCAATCCAATGGAGGCATTCTTAATGGTCTCCATGAATGACTTCCCTGTAATTGAACTGCGTAATCAATATAACAGGGTGATGAGAGAGAACCTGCATCTCAAATATGGGCAGGCATGCTTTCTTGAAAGAAGGGAAGTCAATCAACCAGATACCTATACAGATGATGGACATAAAATCCCCGGTAAGAAATACATCATCAAGGCAACACCTGATCTGGATGGATACCTGCAGCCACTCTGGGATTACAAACCAAAGACCAAAGACCTTAAAGGCTCTGTTGTCATCTATGAATACCCAATTCCCAATGCTCCCAGAGGCTTATATAAGATGGGCTTTGACCCCTATAGGCAAGATCAGTCAACCTCTGTTCTCCCCTCACTTGGCAGCATCTATGTTTACAAAGCAAATCATAAGTTCAGTTATAGCTCCAACAGGATAGTAGCACAGTACATAGGCAGACCTTATGATCCTGATGATGTGAACAGGATATGTGAAATGTTAGCAGAGCTTTATGGAGCAGAGATCATGCATGAGAATGAGGTCACTCATGTTAAAAAATACTTTGAACGTAGAAAAAAGTTACATTTGCTTGCTGCTCAGCCTGATGGTGTTATCTCTAAAGCTATCAACAATTCCAAGGTAGCAAGAGTCTATGGTGTTCACATGGCAGAGAAACTCAAAGATGCAGGAGAGAAATACATTAAGCAGTGGTTATTAGATATACGTGATTATGATGAGAATGGTTATGCAGTTCTTAACCTTGAAACTATTTATGATCCTGCATTGCTTGAAGAGTTGATCTTCTACAACAGACAAGGTAACTTTGATAGGGTGATGTCCTTCATGATGGTCATGTTCCAGATAGCAGAAGAAGAAGAGAACAAGGTACATGGTGAGAATAATGGCTCATCCAATGCTCATGACTTACTTGAAATGATGAAGAAACAATTTAAACATTCAGCCTGATGAACACCAAGTATCTTAACAATAAACAGAGGATAAGTCAGAGAAAGAAAGATGCAAATGATAAACAGTGGTATAAGGATCAGGCAAACCTGTTAGATACTAAATCCTTTAATGGTACAAATTTCATGGCCTTTAGTGGCCTCTCAGAATATAAGCGCAAGAAAGTCAACTATGACTTATTCAATAACATCATAGACATACAGGATTTCACTTATGTATGTCAGCCCTTTGGTTCAGAGGTAGGAGACCTGCCAGCTAATTTTACCAATAGGGATATAGTTTCAGGAAAGATAAAGGTTCTAATGGGCATGGAGATGAAGATGCCTTTCTCATGGAAGGTAGTAGCTGTCAATGAAGATGCTACTACCAGAAGGGAGCAGAAGGAAACTGAATTGCTGAAGGATTATGTGATAGGAGAGGTGATGAGGCCAATCAAGGAGCAGATAGAACAACAGACAATGGCCCAGACAAAGGGAAGAAAGCTAACTCCTGAAGAAGAGCAATCCCTGCAACAGCAAATAGCAGAAGAGACTAAGGCACAGACTCCTGATGAAGTAAGAAAGTACATGGTAAGGGATCACCAAGACCCTGCTGAAGCCATGACTCATCAAATACTGGAGTACCTCATCCTCAAGGAGAAAGTGGCAGAGAAGTTTAACAAGGGCTGTAAACACTCCCTGATAGCCGGAGAGGAGATATACTGGGTAGGCATTCTTAATGGTGAACCTTGTCTTAAAGTTATCAATCCCTTATTCTTTGACTATGATAAATCTCCTGACCTTGATTATATCGAAGATGGAGAATGGGCAGTATATGAATACAGGCTCTCTCCTTCAGAAGTGGTAGCCAGCTTTGGTTCTGAACTGACAGAGGATGATATTGATAAAATCTACACCTATCATCATAATCCCGGAGCTGCTCTCAGGGATGCAGAATTCACTTTCAATGAAGATTATAATGATCCTTATACCATAAGAGTAGTCCATGCTACATGGAAGTCTCTGCGCAAAACTGGATTCTTAACCTATAGGGACAAGTATGGAAAAGAGCAGATGAAGCTGGTAGATGAGAATTACAAGTTAAATGAGATGGCAGGGGATATCAAAATTGAATGGGAATGGATACCTGAAACTCATGAGTGCTATAAGATCATGAGTGATATTTTCGTCTATGCAAGAGCAGTCCCAGGTCAGCATAAAGACCTTGATAACTTATACAAGTGCAAGCTTCCCTACTGTGGTGCAACTACAGACAATCTCAACTCTCCTGTCACCTCTGCAATGGACAGGATGAAGGGATATCAATACTTCTACGATGTTATTCTCTACAGGGTTGAATTAATGATGGCCTCAGACAAAGGAAAGAAGCTGGCCATGAACCTGAACAGTATCCCCAAGTCTGCTGGCATTGATATCAATAAGTGGACTTACTTCTTTGAGGCCAACTCTATTGCATGGCTCAATCCTAATGAGGAGGGCAACAGGGGAGGAGGAGATGTCACCAACATGGTCAAAGAAATTGACATGAGCCTTGCCTCCAGCATTGATCAGTACATCAAATTTGCAGAATATATTGAGCATAAATGTGGAACAAGCATTGGGGTTACTCAGCAAATGGAGGCACAGATTGGCCCTAATGAAGCAGTATCCAACACCAGACAAAATCTTATTCAATCCTCACATATCATTCAACCTTACTTTGAGCTGCACAACTCTGTCAAGGGCAATGTTCTTGAGAGATTAGTGGAGACAGCAAAGGTAGCTTATGCTGGTTCTAAGCCACGCAAACTGGTCTATATCCTTGATGATATGACCTATAAGATGATTACTATTGATCCTGATCTGCTGGATTCATCCACTTATGGCCTGTTTATCTCCAACTCTTCCAAAGCTGCTGATGCTAAAAGAGCAGTGGAAGGATTGGCTCAGGCTGCAATGCAGAACCAACAGGCTGATCTTGCTGACATCATCAAGGTTATCAGATCTGAATCCATCACTGAAGCTGAAGACTTACTGGAAGTTGCACAGACTCGTAAAGCTGAAGAAGCCCAAGCTTCTGAACAGAGAAGAATTGAAGCTGAACAGCAGGCAAGACAGGCTATTTCAGCAGAGAAACAACTGGACAGGGATCATGATATTAAGGTTATCGTTACTAAGGAAGAAGAAAGAAGAAAGACTGTCATTCAACAGCAAACTATTCTCTCAATGGGCTTCAATGAAGATAAAGATATGGACAAGGATACTGAACCTGATATACTGGAAGTTGCTAAATATGGAGTTGATGCTGAGATCAGGCAGAGGGAATTAAGCCTGAAGGAGGAAGAGTTCCGTCATCAGAAAAATGTGGATAAAGAGAAACTTAAGATTGAAGATAAAAAGGCTTCTAAACAGTTAGCACCAGCCAAATAAAAAAGCTATTAAGCAACTTTCTAAAAAGTACAGTTTTAAACTGTAATAAATTCAACTTTCAAACTTTAAATTTACACAGGATTATGGCAAAGACAAACACAGCATCAAATCCTTTGGCAGGTTTTGGATTTGATGGAGATTCTGAAGACTTCTTCGGAATTACCTCGGAAAAACTTGAATCTCAGACAAGTAAGACAATCAAAGAAGTAAAGAAATCTCCCGCAGAATTAGAGAATGAAGAAGATGATGACCTTGGAGATTCTACAAACTTTGATGAAGCAAAGCCCAAAAAGAAATCAAAGGGGTCAGATGAAGAGGAAGATGACCTTGACCCTGAGAACATGGAGTTTTTCACTGACAAGCCTGCACCTCCTAAGAAGAAATCAGTAAAAGCTCAGGATGATGAAGAAGAGGAAGAAGAGGTCACTACAAAGAAAACTCCTAAGAAGGCAGGTAAAAAAAAGGATGAGGAAGAAGAAGAAGAACCTGATCCAGATGATGATGATGAGGATGATGCAGTAGTGAAGAAGAAGAAGCCGGCTAAAACTGATGAGCAGGAAGAAGCCGAAGATGAAGAGCAGCTTGAGAAGGATAAGGAGTTCTACACTACATTGGCACTGGAGCTGAAAGAAAAAGGAATACTTGAACACATTGAGATAAAGAAGGGTACAAAGCTCACTGAAGACCAGTTCTTTGAATTACAAGCAATAGAAGTTGATGAAAGATTTCAGGAAGCTCTTGAAGGCTTTGCCAAAGACCTTGATCAGGATGGAAAGGATTTCCTGAAATTTAAAAAGGATGGTGGCAGAACCTCAGACTTTACTGCTGTCTATGTCACTGGTACTCTTGGCCTTGATAAATTTGATAGTAGCAAGCCTGAACAGGTTGATGCTGTTATCAATCACTATCTCACCAAGTATGAAAAAATGACTGGTGATGACCTTGAGGACAGGAAGGAATTCATCAAGGACAAAGGACAGGAGAAGATCAAGTCTGAAGCATGGTATGATAAGATCAAAGCTGCTGAAGCAAAAGATAAAGAGGCTTTGATGAAAGCACAGGAGAAGGCTAGTAAGCAGAGAGAGGCTGATGCAAGGGATTTTGAAGAGGACTTCACTAAGGTGCTTGATAAAACTGAAGCAGTAGGCATGTTTCCCATTGGTAAAGCTGAGAGGAAAGAGCTTAACAGCTACATCAACAGGGCAACAGTGAAGGTAGGGCCTAACAGGTATGTTCCTCCTGTGAATGCAGAACTATCAAGGATACTAAGAGCAGAAACAGAAAAGGATAAGCAGGATTTAATCATCCTTGCCAAACTCCTCAAAAATAACTTTAAGGTAGACGATGACTTGATAACTGAGATTGAAACCAAGGTTACCAAAAAAGCAAAGTCTAAATTACAGGAAGCTAAAAAAGGAGTTAAGCCAACCTCTTCAGGATCATATACTAAGAGATCAATGGCAGACTACTTTGAAGAAGGTTAAGTAATTTAAAATAAAACAAAAACTTGTTACAATGGCAAGACTATTAAACAGATTAATCACTAAGCAAATGCCTTGGCATGCTAATATGACGGAGCTGAACCACCTTGGTGCAGCTTTACTCATTAAGCCAACAGTGTTTGAACCCAAGATGACACAGTTGTTCACATCTGAGAGATACTCAGATAACCCCCTGACAACTATGCTGGCTGGCAAACAACAAAAGACAATCAATACCACTGTTTGGGAGTGGACAATGAAGGGTGCAAACACCAGACCATTGATAGTGATTGAGAATGTTGAACCATCTGCCAATTTAACTCCGGGAAGATTTAAACAGACCTTCAAGCTGAAGCTTGATGAAGACTGGTATGTTCCCGGTGATATTCTCCATCCTGGGTCAAGTAATAAAAAATGGCAGGTAAGGGTTGTAACACAATCCTTCAAACATGGTAAGGGCTTCATTTATGAAGTAAGAGGTATGTGGGATGATCCTACAGTTTCCTTACCTATCAAGTATCTTGCTGCCAATCAGCAATGGGCCAAGCTTTACTCTCAATATGAGGAAGCTGCTGAACAATCTGGTTCTACTCAGTACAGCCTGCCTATTGCTTTGCAAAACAGGATGTCCCGTTTCAGGAAGAAATACAGGGTAACTGGTGATGCTGCCAATGAAGTGCTGGCTATCAAGATACAGGATAGCAAAGGCAGGTGGCATGATTCATGGGTAAAATATGCTGAAGTTGAATACTGGGAACAGTGGTACAGGGAGATTGAAAGAGGCTACTGGTATTCCCGCAGCACTGACACTGTGCTTGGTGCCAATGGCAGACCTATTTATTCTGGCCCCGGTGTTCAGGAACAACTGGAAGACTCCCACCAACACTTTTATTCTCACCTGTCTGCCCCCTTAATAGAAGAATACCTGATGGATATCTTCTACAGCAGGGTAAAACCCGGAGCTACAAGAAAAATTAAAGGCTTCAGTGGTGAGTATGGAATGATCCAATTCCACAGGGCTATACAATCATGGTCTGAAAAGAGAAGGGGCTTTATACAAGTGGTTGATAAAGTTCTCATTGACAAGACAACATCAGCCTACCATGAGAATGCCCTTGTTGCCGGCTTCCAATTTGTAAGATATCGCATGGCTAATGGTGCTGAACTGGAACTGGTTCACAACCCTCTTTATGATGACAGGGAAATCAATTTTGAGATTGATCCTGTGACAGGTTATCCTGTTGAATCTCAAAGAATCACCTTCCTTGATTTCAATGGCAAGGGTGAAATGGGCACCAATGTCCAGCTTGTTGATAGGGCTAACAGCTTCAAGCTTGGCTATGTACATGGTTTGCATACTCCTTATGGGCCTGTGAACAAAGGTTCTATGGCACACTCAGGTGACTATTATGAAATGCATGTGCAAAAACAGTGTGGTGTCCACATTGAAGATGTGACAAGATGTGGTGAACTCATCCTGTCCCGTAACTAAAGTTTATGTTTTCATTGCTTTGATATATCCTCCGAGGGGTGGAGGAGACTAGCCTCCACCTTCTTTTTAATACTAAGATCAACACATTTATTAACGACAAAAACGAAATTTTATGGCACTAGCAGATGAGATCACAGATTTTGATCAGGTAGCTGAAGCAAGACCAAGACAATCACAGATTATTTCAACAACAATGCCTGCACAGATACCTGATCCCGCAGCAATAAAAGTTGAAGTAAGACCACTGGACAGGAAATCATGGCATGGCAAGAAAGGGAAAGAGTCCTTTGCACAGCCAAAAGCAGTTGAAGCTCTTTATGAACATACAACTGGTAAATATGCTACAGGCTTAACTGAAGACGAGGCCATCAAATATGGAAAATTAATAGGAGCAGATTTATCTGATACCTTTAATCCAAGTGAACCCCATCCTTACTACAGCACTAAGCCGGGAACAGTGATGTTGCAGAATCACACAATGATCTTTGACATAAGCAAACCTGCTGAGTATGTGAAGGTGAAGCTGATGAAGGCTAACAAGCTGGTGGCAAACTCCATGAAGGAGTATGAAGAAGGTAAGTGGCCTGATGCTACCCATGTGATTTTTGATGAGGAAGAAGAAGTATCATCCAAGGCTAATAAAGTCCAGCTTCGCAGAAAAGCAAGTGCCATGCTCCTTGAAATGAGTGATGATTCCAAGGCTAATATCATCCAGATACTATCCAAGAAATCAGTGAAGGGCAGAAGTGGTAATTTCATTGATGTGGAAATTGATGCCATCATCCAGAACAATGAACCTAACCAGCCCGGAATACTTGAATTCACAGAACTGGTGAGCATGGGCAGGGAAGAAGTGGCAGTAAGGGCATCAGTACTCAACCTGCTTCAAAGAGATATATTGACCAAGGAGGCAGGAAGTATCTATTACATGGGAGAACTGATAGGAATTGATTATGAGGCAGCAGTGGAATGGTTCAAGAGTCCCAGTAATGCAAAATTGAAAGTGGCTATCCTTGAAAGAGGAAATAAATAAGCTGGCATGACATCAAAGGAAATGCATTATGATCTCAAGCAGAAACTCAATAAGATTGATAGTCAGAAATACAGGAATTTATATGTACCTGAAATAGACTGGAAATTGAATGAGGCACAGGAGGTATTTGTAAAGATCATAGCACAACCCAGATATGGAAAACAGATAGGCTTTGAACTGAACCAGAGAACTATTAATGACATAAGAACAATAGTAGTAGACCAGATACCTGCTACTGGAATAGTTCCAACAGTATTTGACAGCAGTTCTTTCATGGCAACATTGCCAGCAGATTTTTGGTTCTTGGCAAAGGCTTATGCACTGGGGACAAAAGGGACATGTATAGACAAAGTCCTCAAGCTCAGAGAGGTTCAGCATGATGATGAACATGAACTCTCTCCATTTGACAGAAGTTCTTTTATATGGCGGGTCTCAAATATGAGGTTCAATGATCAAGGTATCAGGGTCTTTACTGATGGTACTTACAGCATCACTAAGGTCATACTTGAATACCTCAAAGAACCAAGAAGGATACACAATGCTGCTGATTGGCCAGGAGGGACTTACACTACATTAGATGGTGTAGTTCTCACAGGTACACAGGATTGTATATTACCAAAGCCAGTACACAGGGAAATAGTTGACTTAGCTGTACTGATCATATCCGGAAACCTGAATATGCCTGACAGACAGGCTAAGAAAGAAGGAGTAGAATTGACACAGTAATAATAATTTATATCTTAAATATTCAAAAAAATGGCAACAACAAACCCTGTTTCACAAGTATTAGTTACTTCTGGTAATGCTGCACTATTAGCTGCTGGTGCAAGACCTAATACACTAGCAGTAGGTCAGCTTGGAGTATTTAATTTTCATACAGGATTATCAGTTGATGGTTCTGTGGCCACTGATTGCAGAGACATATACCTTGCTGTAGGTGTTGATCCCGGTGCTGTAGGTTCTATACAGGACATCAAGACATCAGCAGGTCAGGTAATCCAGAACCGCAATGTGAAAGCCCTCACCTACAGGGGTACTGTAGCTGACATTGCCAAAGTGGTGGATATCATGGGTATCACTGCAAGATGTGAGGAGGACTATGTGGTAAAAATTGAAATCCGCAATGGTCAGGTATATATTGAAAGTGGCTTCAACCAGTTCACCAAGTCTTACAATGCAAGAACAGGATGTTGTGCAGATGCCTGTGAGGATTGTGGTACTGGTGATCCTAATGAGATTGCAGAACAAATTGTCAACCAGATCAATGCTGATCCTGATGGTATGCTTACTGCCAGTTATGTTGTCAACAAGATAACTGCTACAGTAGCAGCAGGTCCTACTGCCACAGCAGATGCAGTGATTACCATAGGCACTACTGCCTACACAGTGCCAGTGACCACTGGTGATACTGTGACAATAGCTGCTGGCAAGATTGTCACCAAGATCAATACACAGACTGGTTCTCCTTACAGGGCTACCAATGCAGCAGGTGTGATTAGCATCTATCCTGTGACCTCTGTTTCAGGTTCAACTGAAACCTTGGTTTACACCACTCCTGTAACTGGTATGACTATCACTCCAATTGTTGCAGCTACCAAGACCACTATTGCTGCTGGTGCTGCCTTTGATACCTTCCAGTCCACTTATGTGGGAGCAGGTGCCGGCATCAGGATTACAGGTGTGCCAATGGCTATCAATGGCTATAATGGCTCTATCAACCTGAAATATGTAAAGAATCGCAATATTGACTTTATTGTTTCCCTGCCTGTTGGTTTTGAATGCAGTGGTACAGTTACAGTAGTAACTGAAGCTGCAAACAGTGAAGGCAGTGGCTATGATATCCGCCAACTGGAATACATGTCAGGAGGCACAAATGGTCAACCTGGCCCTTACAGGACTTCTGCAGTGCATGGTCTTGAAAGAAATGGTGGTACAATTTATTATGCTACTCCGGGTGCCAATTACAACACTGTGATCCTTGCCTATGATCAGGCAAGTGTGGGAGGATGGCTTGAATACCTGAATAATCTTGAAACTATCATAGCTGTGCCTTGTGCTGATACAGTCACAACAACTTCAATAGGAGCATTCTTTGCCCTGATCTTCACACAATTTGGGACATTTGCTGATGACATTGCTGCTAATGATGGTTGTACAAATGTGGCTACTACAACACTGGTTGCTGCTACAGATGGAATAGAAAGTTTGTCTTAATAATGTGTATATCTTAATTGATCTGAGAGGGGCAGTTTCCACTGC